CTGTTAGGATGTTTGCTCCTTTTTGTATCATGTTATGATAGTTTATAGCGAAGAAGCTTTCCTAAGTCCATTTCTTCAGCCTGTTGTACATATTGAGTGAAATTTTTAAATCCCATCTCACTTGGATCTTTGTCTTCCATATCAACTAGGTAGACCCTTTTACCCATGTTTAAAAACCTTTCTGTGTACTCTAATGCTTTTTTAAATGCATCTTTATCAAGTGCTATGTAAATATCTTCCACCCTACTATCGACTATTTTCTTTAGTAATGATTTTGATAGTGATTTTCCTAATATCGGAACTGCATTTCTTTTAACTGCTATTGCATCAAACACACCTTCTACCAATACAATTGGTCTATCCCAATTGATCAGATTCTCGAAGCCTATAATGTCTTTTGATGTTTCTGGATTGCGGTATTTATTGAAAGCATTCTCATATGTTCTTCCTATAAAGAAGTTTAATTGTCCAGATTCATTATAAGAAGGTACTATTATTCTTCCTTCATAATCCCCGGAGGTACAATATCCTATATTATATTTTAGGAAATCTCTATCTGTAAATCCTCTCTTATATAAATAGCTTCTTACTTTATTTGCTATAACGGAAGTATGTGATGCCGAGTAGATTGGTTTGAATTCTTTTGGTAATTCAACAGTATTCTCTACTTTATATCCTATCTCATCTCCCTTTCTAACATATCGTAGAATTTCATAGGCCTGTTCGGCAGGTACTTGTAGTTGCTTTAGTAATGATTTAATTGTCTTTCCTTTAAATCCACATACCCAACAGGCAAAGGTATTTTCTCCTTTCTCATTGGTATGAAGGTTTATTTCTAGTTTTGGTTTATGATGATTGCATTTTGGACATGCAAATGCGTAGTTCTCCCTAGCTTTTTTGTAGGATTTACCGAGTATGTTTTCTAAATAACCAAGTAGTATAGGACTTTCCATACTCATAATATATGAAAAAAGGCCTGTAAAAACAAGCCTTTCTTTTATTATTTTTTACTTAATTTAAACAGTATAGTCTATTACTACCATTTCCTGTTCTGTATCATATGCACTATACAATCTTCCTTTATTTGATGGAACGTAGTTGACTGTTATATTAGGGTGTTTTTCCTGAATCTCTGTCTCAGCACGTTGGCTAACTATTCTTCCAATTATTTCTGCTTCATCAGATTCTTCAGTAGCATCTTCTTCATGTCTATCTATTATTTCTTCAAATTCTTGAGGAGAAATACTTTCATTTATATAATTTAAAGCACCCTCTTGTTGTTGCTCTCCACCTGGGATAATTACTGCAAACTTGCCTCCCCATTCAGATGCTCTTGGTATATCTGGATCTCCAGGGAATGCTGATAATACTATGTATTCGTTTGGAATTACTGCTCCTGCTTCATCTTTTTTAGGTCTAACAATTACTGTTAATTCGTTAGATGCAAATTGAGATAGTGGAGCTGTTGTTGTTACAGATGGTACTTTTATTTTATTTGGTCCTTCAACTTTTTCTACTTCTCCTTGTTTTGCTCCAGGAAGCTTTAATGCTTTATCTAATGGTAGTACTAAGTTATATCCAATACCTGGTGATGAAACTGTTAAGGTTCCTGTTGAGTTTGCTACTTGATCTATATTTTTAGCTCCATCTACAATCTGCTGCACAGTTTTCATAACTGTGTCAATAGGTTTTGCAAAGATTGATCCTTGACCTGGTTTACCATGAACATCTGCTAGTTTACCTTTTAACCATTCTGGCACTTCTACTGCTTCTACTAATAGTCTAGAGTTGTAGGTTAATTTATTCTCTACTAAGAATTTTTTTAAATTAAAATTATCCATTACGCTCTTATTATATTAAGCTATTATTGATTCTTGCATATTAGTTCCTCCACCATCTAGTTTATCTGTAAATCCTTGGAGTTTATTAAATGCAGGATTAGTTTGAATTGGTTCTTTCTTAGTATCTTTCATTTGATCCCAAGTACTTGGTTTAATTTTCATATGATTTTTAACTAAGTATTTAATCTCTTCAACATCAGTTCCATCAAATGTCTCAATCCAACTCTTAAATTGATCAATATACTTTGTTGATTGTTCTTCGTGACCGTAAGCTGTTGGTTGGTTTGTTTTTGGATTAATTGCATATGTATCCATTTTACCTAAATCATGAAATAGTGCTGCCATAATCATGTTTGGGTCATTTGGATAATGGTGGTACGCTCTTTTTATAACAACAAGAATATGCTTTAACGTATTTCCTTCAGGATGCCATTGTGGATTTTGTTTTGCATTCCACTGGTCGAATAGTAGTTTTTTTAACTCTTGTGGTAGGCTTCTAATCAACTCTTCTGGTGTTGCATGGAGTTTCTCTTCATTTAACCTAGAATTAACTGTTAATTTATTTTCTACTAAGAATTTTTTTAAATAAAAATTATCCATTGTGTAATTTTTTAAGTATTAATTCATTTTGCTTTATCAGATTAAATGTTTTTAATACTGATTTTCTACTCTTATTTGTTCTAGTTCTTTGCGGTGATGTATGATTTCCTCTAGCCATTATACGTCTATTATTTTTACCTTACCTGTTCTATCTTGCATTACGTTATCCATTTTAACTGAACCTCCTGGTCCTTCTAAGTCTGGATAGATTCCTAATGTCTCTGCTTCATCATAAATATCCTCAATTGGAACAGTATCAGGAGAAGCAGTGTATGGTTCTAAATTCTCCATTGTTATTATTGCCAGTTTTGGATTTATCTCCTCTACATCGTAGATATAAGCAAAGTATTTTGTTCTTACTTGTTTAATCTGCTTTGCATCTTCTATTTCTTCTCCGTCAGTTGTAACCTTTAATACTTTATCTCCTAATAAAAAAGCTGCTCCATAATCACCTGATCCTAAGAATTTACCTCCTTGCTGCTTTATTGATTCAACTGCATTATGATATTCTTGAGATGGTGAGAGTATTTCTCTTATTATTGATAGTAATTTCATTCCTATCTTAGTCCTTTCTTTGCAAAGTTGCCTCTAAGATCACTATATTTTTCATCATAAGGAGCACTAAATTGAATAACATCTCCATATGTAGTTAGTTTAAATTGTGAGATTGGTGAATCTCTAACTATTTCGATTGCTCTTGCTGGATCTGTTGCTCTTTGGGTAGCTTCTCGATTTATTCCTATATTGTAATACTTAGCTCCTCTATTGTTCTCAATATAAGCTATTGCATCATCTTTTGAGTATAGTTGACCATCTACTTCATCAAGTGGTATGTTTGGATTTCCTCTATCTAAGATTTTGTTTCCTCTTTCTGGATCTCCTTGGTACTTACCTTCTTCTTCAGGACGTTCTTTTGCTATTCTTGTTAATATACTTGATAACTTGGTACTATCAAATTTATCAGAATGCGGTACAAGTTTTCCATCCTTTCTTTCATACCCGTCTTCATTCAAGTCTATCTTAAGTATTTTAGCTATTCTTGTTCTAGCTCTATCTGGAATGGTTTTAAGGTATGCTTTCAGTTCTGTAGAATCATCGGTATCTATATATCTAGTTATAATAGAATCTATATCTTGTTTTTTTGCTAATTCTTCTTTAATTACCTGTACTAGTTGTGATTTTTTCATTGTTTTCTTTTTAGTTCTATCATAAACAGAATTGTTCCAAATACTATTATTGATAATATCCAATAATACCCTATAACCTCTGTTTCCACTTAGAATTCTATTATATGTACGTTTAACTCTCCTGTTCCTTTTATTAACCTATGATAGGTGTTCTTTGGTATAAATATGGTGTTTTTTAGTACCTGAGGTAATTGATTATCGAATTGAAATTGCCAATCTGTTTCCTCTAGTACGGTTACTTGTCTATCTTCTCTATCTCTGTGCCAAACCAATTCCTCCTCATCAATATCTTGTGAGAATGTTCTTACAATTAAGTTGTTTTCTCTTATCTGACTATAAGGATTCACCTATGATAAAAATCTTAACTTATATTTAGTTGTTTCTAGTAATTCTACTAAGGTATCTACTTGGTTTTGTAAATAAGAATCATCATTATCCTGTCTTAATACCTCAATTGATACTGTTAGTTTATCTAGAAATTCAATTACCTGACTTGTATCTGAATAGTTTACTACTGGGTATGATTCATAGTCTGTTAGTATTCCGTATTTCCCTTGGTATGATTCAACTAATCCATCTAGTAAGCCAATTACCTGGTCATAGTATGTACCTAAGGCAAGATGTTCAGCAAACGACTTTGTTTGCCAGTGAAAGATATGAGTCTGTGTCCTTGAATGTAATAGGAGTGAGATCATTTTTGAGCAATTATTCATATTTATCTTATTTAGTTATTTACCAATATCCTGAGAAGTTTCTACTTCCTCCTAATGATTTCCAATATCTTCCTATATTACAAGCCCAGTAACCTGGTTTTGTTTTATCTTTCTTTTTATCGCATTGATGTCTAGCTGCAAAGGAAGATCTAGCTCCTGGTTCATCTATCTTAACATTCAATCCTGTTGTACCTCCAAAAGATACTTTTCTTATATTCTTTGACTTTGGATCTTTAACGTATACTACGAATTTCTTAGAACCGCCTCTTTTTGGTTTGTTTAAAGGAACATTTTTACCTCTGTATTCTGCTTCATCTAATTTTGAATCTACTATACCCAAAAGAACTTGCTTAGCAATTGGTGAAAGATTAGATGGTTTAATAAGTTTTGCGGGAATTGTTTTCGCTTGAGATCTTAATGCTTTTTGCGCTCTATGATTACCGTCTAATATCCATTGTAGTTTACCTTTCTCATCAACCATGATTAAAATTGGGTATTGTTCAGAAATTTCTACTTGACTTATTCTTTCTATTTCTTCAGGATTATCATCCCAATTTAAGACTATTTTAGCTAGTTTTTCTGTTGGATACTGTGTGATAGGTATATTCTTAGTCAAGTCTAATATATCTTGAAGTGTAATTGTATTTTCATTATCGCTCCAAAAAGTATCTTCACCTTGTTCATTAAGTGCTTTCCAAGCATTTAATGCCTCTATATCGTATACATTCTTTTCGTTATCGTACCCGCAACTATGGCAAAGGGCTGGGTTATTATCTTCAGGGGTTACTTCCCAATCGTGTTTACATTTTTTACAAATAATTTCTTGACCCGATTCATCATCAATCATTGGAAGATCTAAAGCCTTTTTCTGTCCTTCGTACATTGCATATTCACCAATATCTGTTGTTTCTAAAAGAAGCATATCTTGTTCATTGAGAGTGATTTTACCGTCTCTAAGAGCCTGTCTTGCTTCAGCAAATAATTGTATAAACGAGTCAGAGGAATAACGGTAGATACATTCAGATAACGTGAGTTTGTTATCTAAATGATATTGTAGGGTTGGTAATCCAACTATCTCTTGTAATTTAATCATAAAAAGTCTTTTCTAAAATATCTTCCTTCTATATTGTCATTTATATAGTTGGAATTTGGTTCAATTACTTCGTTAATAAATAGGAATTTATTTTCATAATAAGTATGAAGCTTCTTATTAGGAGTAAAGATAAGAATTTCTCTTGAGAATTCCGACTGTTTTTGTTCTTTTATTAATTGTTTTATTTCTGGATGTGATCCATAATAGGTTTTCCAATCAGATTCTTTTGTAACTTTTTTCTTTTTACTTGCTCTTTTATCTACTATTTGGGCTAGTTCTTTCTTTCCTAATGCTTTAGTTGTAACAGAAATAAGTTGTTTCTTTCCTAAGTATTTTCTCCCGGTTGGTAGATGTGTTACTTCATAGATAAACCCGAAACTGTGTTCGGGCATATCTGTAAGTTCTTTTATTTCTTTATCTTTATATAACCACATTTTTATTGTTTTTAATAACTAAATATACTTGCTAATTGTGCTGCTTTGCCTCCTACATATGAACTTCCTAATGCAAAATATTCAATACCACCACTAAATAATTGAGTTGACGACCCCCCATTATTATATGCAAATAAAGTTAATTCAAAAGAGCTCAGTGTTGTTGATGCGTATATTGAACTAGTATTAAATGTACCATTTACATAATAACTGTGTGTACTACTGTTTTTTGCATGTACGATATGTGATGCATTATTGAATCCAAATATACTACCGCCACCTGTTGAAACGGCCAATGAAGTC